ATTTCTGCTGCGTCTTCAGCAGTGTCCATGTCAAACAACTGCGGCATACCAAGCGCGCGAGTTACCTGCCTGAAATTTACAAGCTTCGTTTGAATTTCGCGTGATGTAACTTTTACTGCGTCGCTTGGGATTACGCCGTTGATGAACCAGTCTTTTTGAATCGCGTCCGCTAATTGTTGCGCGTTTAATGTAATCATGTGTATCTCCTTAGTTAAGCCGCATGTGCGGCAGTATATTTAATTATTAAGCTTTTACGCTGTATTTTTCGTTAAGTTCTTCAAAAATTGACTTGCTGGATTCATCAAAAAAAGTTGTGATTGTTTCGCCTTGATCGAGCCCGTCAAGATAGTCAGCAAAGAATCGAGGCGCGCTAACTTCAATCGTTGAATCTTCGAGAGTCGCGCCAACAAAAGTAATTCCATTGATGGCAATCGGCTTGATAGTACCCAGGTTGAAATGTAGTCATGATAGTTTCCTTGTTTTCGTTGCCGCTGAATTGCTGCATCCGATAACTGAATTATATACTCATTGAGTGCATAAGCAAGCACTTTATGAATTATTTTGCAGAGATGCAGAAAAGATACATCTACCCTGCGTAATGCAGATTCGCCCACTCATGCAGTGGGCTTTTTTATTTGTAACTAATGCTTGGGCTACCCCATGCAGGAGTAAAGAAAATGTCACACGTAGGAGCGCCAGAAGGAAATAACAATTCCAATAAAAACAATAGGTTATGGGCGAATACAATTAAGCGTGCTATTGCACAATCAGATGGAGAGCGCTTAAGAAAAATAGCTGAGGCCTTATTAGATAAAGCAGAGCAAGGCGACATGGCTGCGATCAAAGAGCTTGGCGACAGAATCGACGGTAGGGCGCATCAAGCTATTGAGCAGACCACAGAACACAAAGGCACGATAGAACATAACCACGTGCATGTGCCAGATTTAACACCTGAACAATGGATGGAAGCGCATGGGCTGGGAACCGCAAGCCGGGCCACAAAGTAGCGCGATAACTGCGAAGTTTATCGATGAGCTTTTTTTCGGTGGTGCGCGTGGCGGCGGAAAGTCGGATTATCTATTGGGCGACTTTCTTGAGGGTATAAGGCACGGCGCGGCATGGCGCGGGATCATCTTCCGAAAGACATACAACGAACTAGAAGAATTGCAGATCAGGGCGCGTGAAATATTCCCCGAGTATGGTGGTCAATATAAATCTGCGACAAGCTCAGAATTTCCGTTCTCTAATTGCTGGTATTTCCCCGGTGGCGCTACTTTAAAGATGCGCTACCTTGAGCATGAGCGCGATGCAGACGGCTATCAAGGTCATCAATACACATGGATCGGCTTTGATGAGCTAACCAACCATGCAACGCCATACGGGTACAACAAACTGAAAGCATGTTTGCGCAACCCAAGCGGATTGCATGGGCGTATTAGATCAGGGGGCAACCCCGGGGGTAAGGGTCATATTTGGGTTAAGGCGAGGTTTATTGATGTTGCGCCGCCATATATGCCATACACAGACCCAGAAACAGGGTTGACGCGTATTTTCATACCATCAAAAATTACGGACAACAAGTTTTTGAAAGACAACAAACAGTATGTGGCATTACTGAAGTCATCCGGTTCTACTGAGTTAGTGAAAGCTTGGCTGGATGGTGATTGGGATGTTATTGCAGGCGCGTTCTTCGATTGTTGGAATCGCGATAAGCACGTTATTACGCCATTTGAAATACCGAAGAGTTGGCCGCGATTTAGGTCATTCGATTGGGGCAGCGCAAAACCGCATAGTGTTGGTTGGTGGGCGATTGCTGAGGGCGACACAGACCACCCTCGTGGGGCATTGATTCGTTACCGTGAGTGGTACGGAGCGAGGGAGCCAAACGTAGGTTTAAAAATGACGGCGGAAGAAGTGGCGGACGGTATTAGGCGGCGTGACGCTGGAGAGAAGTTCGCGTACTCAGTGGCTGATCCAAGTTGCTGGAAAGTTGATGGTGGTCCATCTATTGCAGAGCGCATGTTGAAATTAGGTGTGTTGTGGCGTAGGGCAGACAATCAGCGCATCAACGGGTGGGATCAAATGCGACAACGGTTTGTTGGTATGGATGACGTGTCAATGATTTACTGCTTTAACACTTGCACCGACAGCATTAGAACAGTGCCATTGTTGCAGCATGATGAAGTGCATCCAGAAGACATTGATACGGACATGGAAGACCATGCGGCCGATGACTGGCGTTATGCATGTATGTCGAGGCCGTGGCAAAAACCAATGCCATCAAACGCGCCCACACGCTGGCCGCAAGATCGAACAATTAACGAAATAATCAGGCGTCAAACACGACGCAATCGGGGTGATGAATGAGCCAAGTGACAGCACAGACATATAACGGGGTTGCAGCAATAACGCCAAGTGATACCACGTTAATCAATTGCCGCGCTATCTATGTCGGTGGCGCTGGTGCGGTGGCAATATCACCCAATCCGACTGGTGCGGCTGTGACCTTGTCCGCTGTACCTGTCGGCACAATTTTGCCAATCTCGCTTGATCAAGGCCGCATCATGTCAACAGGCACGACAGCAACTTTGTTAGTGGCGCTTGACTAGTATGACGTCAGATGTAGGCGCTAACGCGTCGAGCTTAGAGTTAAAAGACGATCTGGGGCAATCACCCGAGGCCGTTGCACGTCGCTGGAAACTTGAGCTTAAACTTGCTGATAAGCGTGAGCAAGAGTGGCGCAAGAAGGCCACGGCGATCTATAAGCAATACACACCAGAATCGCCCAAGGCGAATAGTTTCAATATCTTGTGGTCGAACACTGAAACGCTGCGCCAGTCCGTCTATAACTCACTGCCTGAGCCGGATGCACGTCGTCGCTATTCTGATGATGACGAGTTAGGCGAAAAGGTGGGCGAGGTAATTACACGTGCTCTAGAGTTCGCGCAAGACACATATGATTTTGATGCGGTGCTTAAGGGTGATGTGTTGAGCATGTTGTTAGCTGGTCGTGCAGTGTCACGCGTTCGTTATGTGCCTGACATTCGCACCATTGGCGGTGAAGACAGCGGGCAGGACGACGACACGCAAGAATCTGACACATACGAGGAAATCGAGTGGGAGCAGGTCATTTGCGAGCGTGTGCAATGGGATGATTTTCGTATAAGCGCAGGCAAGATATGGGATGAAGTGTGCTGGATTGCGTTCCGGCACAGACTGACACGTGAGGATTGCATCGAGAAATTCGGTGAGCAAGTCGGTAAAGCTATCCCGTTGGATTCAGTCGATGACGACGACGTCAAGAAGTCCAAAGACAATGGCGACCTGTTCAAGACCGCTGAAGTCTGGGAAATCTGGGATAAAGACAAAAAACAAGTGCATTGGATATGTCCCACCTATCCCACACCATGCAAGACGCAAAATGACCCGCTGAAACTGAGCGGGTTTTTTTGTGTCCCTCGTCCGCTCTATGCAATAGAAAACGATCAAACGCTTGTTCCTACAGCGTTATTTTCGCAGTACGAGCAGCAGGCATTAGAGCTTAATCGCATCTCAACGCGCATTAATAAGCTGATCTCGGCGTTAAAAGTGCGTGGCGTCTACGATTCGACACTGACAGAGTTGTCGGAGTTAATGAAGGGCGATGACAACGACCTGATACCAGCGGCAAACGTCACGGCATTGCTTGACCGGGGCGGTCTGGATAAAGCCATCTGGATGATGCCAATTGACACCGCTGCGATGGTGCTCAAAGAGTTGTACGCACAACGTGACGCAACCAAGCAGGTGATCTACGAGATTACGGGCATTAGCGACATCATGCGCAGTGCCAGTGATCCTAACGAGACATACGGCGCACAGAAGATTAAGACGCAGTGGGGCACACAACGATTGCAGCGTATGCAGCGTGAGACACAGCGTTATATCCGCGATTTGATCAGGCTGAAGGCTGAAATCATAGCGGAGAAGTTCCAGCCTGAAACGCTTGAAGCAATGACTTTGCTCAAATACCCGCATCAATCTGATGTTGACGCGCAGATGATGCAGTACCAGCAAGCAGCAATGCAAGCTCAAATGCAAGGGCAACAGCCACCACAGCCGCCACAAACTCAAATCACATGGGAACAGGTCATTGAGGCCATGCGCAGTGATGCAACACGCACGTACCGCATTGATATCGAGACAGATAGCACACTATCCGCAACGCAAGACAGCGACATGCAGGGCATGAAGGAGCTATTGACCGGCCTCTCTCAGATCATGCAAGGGTTCGCGCCTGCAGTGCAAGAAGGTGCAATGAGTGTTGATGTGCTCAAGGAGTTGATGCTGGTAGTCACACGTCGCGCAAGGATGGGAACGGCTGTCGAGGATGTGATTAACAAGATAGCACAGCCGCAAATCAAGGGCGACCCAGAGCAAGCCAAGGCACAAGCAGCAGCACAACAGCAGCAAGCACAGCAGCAGCATGAAGCACAACTAGAACAATTCAAATCGCAGCTACAAGACCAACAGCATCAACGCGAGCTACAGGCCAAAGCGCAAGCAGAGCAATTCAAAGCGCAGACAACAATGGAAGTTGAGCGTCACAAGCAGCAGATGCAAGACGCGCAGATTCAGCGACAGAACGACATGGAAGCACAACGCAACGCACAGTTGGCAGAGCTTGAACATGCGCGTGAGGTGCAGCGTATGCAATTGGATGCTGAGTCCGAAGCCAGAAAACTAGAGTTTGACCGCTGGAAGACTGACATCGAAGCGAGTACAAAAATCACTGTCGCGCAGATAGCCGCTCAATCTGCCATGGATCAAACATTGGCCAAGGCAGAGCAATCAGCAAATGAGCGAGTTGCGCAAGAGGTCAAGCCAGATAACAGTGAAACAATGAACGCTATTGCAGAGCTGGGTGGACGTGTAGAAGAGATTTTGAAGCACATGCAAGCGCCTCGCAAGATTGTGCGTGATGCAAACGGCAAGGCTGTCGGCGTGGATGTGGGCGGCGTGGTGAAAACAATTAATCGCGGCGCAGATGGCCGTATGGAGGGTGTGTAATGGCTTTAGCATATGACGTAACAAGTATCCGCAATGCAATGCTCGACGCAATCACAACACGCGCAGGAGCTTCGGCACTACTGCGTATTTATGACGGCTCACGACCAGCCACAGGCGGTACAGCAACAACGTTACTTGCTGAGTTGACCTGCAACGCCACATTTGCCCCTGCTGCGTCGGCTGGCGTTCTCACGCTTAACGCCATCACGCAAGACTCAAGCGCAAATGCATCGGGTACAGCAACATGGTTTCGCATCGTTAAATCTGACGGCACAACATTTGTTTTGGACGGCAACGTCGGTACATCGGGCAGCGATTTAAATTTGACGACAACAACAATCGTGATTACGCAACCTGTAAGCGTGACGTCGTTTGTAATAACTGAAGCGAATGCTTAATCATGGACTACGTAGAGTTACGCGCAGAGATAGACAACGATCCAGAGTCATTAGGCTATGCATCTCATCTACCTGACGCCCCTGGCAGTGTAGTTGACTTGCTAAACGGCTATACAGGCACGATGGTCAAGGCAATCAAAGCATCGACGGCCATGATGTGGGCGGCTGGCGGCGCGTACTCCACGATTGTAGACGCGAGTAATGATGTAAATCATCCGGCTCGTGCATCGTGTTTAGTTGTGCGTGAGGCGTTCGCATCAAGTCAAGAAATACATCTAGAGCTGCAGGCGATGCGCGACATGCTGACCGCGTGGGTATCAACAAACGTAATCACGCAAGCACAGCATAACGCATTGATAGCTCTAGCCACGCAGCCAGCAAGCAGGGCTGAGGTACTGGGATTTAGCCGCGTCACAGAGCAAGACCTACGCGCAGCATTGGAGTTATAAAAAATGGCAACGATTAAACAGATTGTAGGCACGCGCACATCGCTGGCATTCACCAGCACGTCATTATCTGCATTAGCAAGCGCAACATATGTGCAAAACACTACTGCATATGATTGCACGACAAATCAACCTGTTGATGTGATTGTTGAGCTAAATGTTGCGACCACAAACACGCCAGCAGGCAATAAACAAGTGGTTGTATTTTTACAGGAATCGTTAGACGGTACAAACTATCGATCTGGTCCGACTTCTGGCACTACAACGACACGAGAGCCTAACCTTTTATTCTTGGGTAGTGTGCCACTCACAACAGCCAGCACAACAGAAATAGGCACGTTTAGCGTGTTGCAGGCATTGGGCTATGTGCCGAACAAGTTTTTCATTGTCGTTAAAAATGATTTAGGTGTTGCGCTTACATCTGGCACTGCCTTTACTAGCGAAATATCTAGCACGGTTGCGTAATGGCGCTGATTCTGCCAAACAGGTTTTACCGGCAACCAACAACGACACTGATAGATCAGGGCA